GGTGTGAACTTCACGTCTGCCGAACTGACCATGCAGTTGGACGACTTCGCCGAGCGCGTTCTCAAGCCGCGTATTTCGCAGCTTGCGTCCAGCATCGACGCTGACGTGGCCAACGCCTACAAGTCGATGTACCAGTCTGTCGGCACCCCCGGCACGACCCCGGCGACCTCTCTGGTGCTGCTCCAAGCCCAGCAGAAGTTGAACGAGTCTGCCGCTGTGATGTCTCCGCGCTACGCGACGGTCAACCCGGCCGCCAACGCGGGCCTCGTGGAAGGCATGAAGGGCCTTTTCAACCCGGTCAGCACCATTTCTCGCCAGTTCAAGAATGGTCTGATGGGCGAAGGCATTTTGGGTCTTGAAGAACTGAATATGTCTCAGTCCATCAAGCAGCACACGACCGGCAGCCGCACCGGCACGCATACGGTGACAACCACCGTGTCCACGCAGGGCCAGGCGACGATCAACATCACCGGCACCGGCACTCAGACGATTGCCCTCGGTGACGTGTTCACGATTTCTGGCGTGTACGCGGTCAACCCGCAGACCCGTGAGTCTACTGGCTCCTTGCAGCAGTTCGTGGTAACAGAAGCCGCCACCGCGGTTTCTGGCGCCTATACTGCTGTGAAGATTAGCCCGGCGATTTACACCTCGTCCAACGCGCTGGCGACCGTTGACAGCTTCCCGCAGTCTGCGGCCACTGTCACGTTCATCGGCTCGGCGTCCACGCAGTACCCGCAGAACCTTGTGTACCACAAGGACGCCATTTCCTTCGCCACGGCGGACTTGCTCCTGCCGCAGGGTGTCGATATGGCTTCCCGCCAGGTCCACAACGGCATTTCGCTCCGCGTTGTGCGTCAGTACGACATCAATAACGACCGCCTGCCGTGTCGTATTGACGTGCTGTACGGCTTCAACACCATTCGCGCGCCAATGGCTGTGCGGATGTGGGGCTAATAGGTCAGAGCAAAGGAGAATACGACCATGGCACTTCCTTCTGTCGGAGGCGGCTATCAGATTGGTGATGGCAATCTCAACGAACCGGAAATCGTCACTGTTCCAGCGCCGGTGACGGCCACGGACAGCGCGACGCTGACGACCGCGCAGCTTACCAACGGCATCATCATCGGCACGCCGACGACGACCGCCGCGTATACGCTGCCGTTGGCGTCCGATCTGGACGCTTTTCTGAACAACGCCAAGGTGGGGTCATCTTTTGATTTCCGCGTCATCAACACTACGACCGCGGGCGTCATCACGGTGACCACCAACACCGGCTGGACCATCGGTTCCAGCGGTTCGCAGGGTCTCATGACCATCGCGGCGACCGCCGGCACCGTGCGGTCCTTCCGCGCCCGTCGTCTGGGGGAAAGTTCCTGGGCGCTGTACGCGATTTCGTAACCGACCCGGCCCCTGCTTCGGCAGGGGCCGACTTTCAGAGGTTTGTATGACCGTTATCTACCTGACGCACCCGCAGCACGGCACCAAGGTCGCCACCATGGACGCTGAAGCAAAACATGATGAAGCGTTCGGATGGATGCGCTATAACCCCGCCGCGCCGGCGCCTGCGCCGGAAATTGAACCTGTCAACGGGCTGGCCGTGAGACGGCGCCGCCCCCGCGTAGATAAAGAGGACGGCAGCGATGGCAACGGCGGGTGATCAGATAAATGGCGCGCTTCGGCTTCTTGGCGTATTAGCGGAAGGCGAAACGCCGTCCGCCGAGACTTCCCAAGACGCCCTCAACGCGCTTAATCAGATGATTGACAGTTGGAACACGGAACGGCTGGCCGTGTTTTCCACGCAAGACCAAATTGAGACCTGGCCGCCCGGCACGATTTCCCGCACGTTTGGGCCGACCGGAGATATTGTAGGTGCGCGGCCCATTTTGGTTGACGACAGCACCTATTTTCGTGACCCGACTACAGGTATCTCCTACGGGCTGAAGCTAATCAACCAGCAGCAATACAACGGCATCGCGGTCAAGACCGTGACCAGCACATACCCGCAAGTGCTGTGGATTAACATGACCTACCCGGACATCGAAATGTATGTCTACCCGGTGCCGACGAAGGAGTTAGAGTTTCATATCGTGTCGGTTGAACCTCTGTCGCAGCCAGCTAATTTGGCGACCACGTTGGCGTTCCCGCCCGGCTATCTGCGGTGCTTCCGCTACAACTTGGCCTGCGAAATAGCGCCTGAATTTGGTGTTGAGCCGCCGCCGCAGGTGCAGCGTATCGCCATGGCATCTAAGCGCAATCTCAAGCGGATCAACAACCCTGACGACGTTATGGCGCTGCCGTACAGCATCGTTGGCACCCGCCAACGTTACAACATCTTTGCCGGCAATTATTGAGGTGACATCATGACCACTGTAGCAATCTCGCAACTTCCTCAAGCCACCTCTACATCCAGCACGGATGATTATCCCTTGGTGCAGGGGGGAATTACCAAGCGGATCACGTTTACCAACTTGTTTGCCAACGCGACAGGCATCCCGATCATTGCGGGCACCGCGGGTACGCTTTCGGTCGCGCGCGGCGGCACGGGCGCTACGGCGGCCACGGGAACAGGCAACGTTGTTCTTGCTGCTAGTCCTACGCTGACGACCCCCAATATCGGCGCCGCAACCGCTACGACTGTCAATAACGTAGCGATCACCGCACCGGCGGCCACTGCTACGATTGTGCTTGCGTCGGCCAAAACCTTTACTGTTAATCACAGCCTTACGCTTGCGGGCACTGATTCCACTACTATGACGTTCCCGGCAACAAGCGCCACTATTGCGCGCACGGACGCGGCGCAGACGTTTACGGGCACGCAGACGTTTAGCGGCCCTATTGTCGGCGGGGCGCAAGCGTTGTCTGGCGCGGGCGCGGTTAACATTACCCAGCTAACCACCAAGTTTACGTCCACCGCTGCGGGCAACGCACTTACGCTTGCCGACGGCGTGGAAGGGCAGATGAAGGTAATTGTGTACGTGGCCGAAACCGCCGTCGGCGACACCGGCATTTTGACGCCGACAAACCTTGGCGCAGGCACCACGATCACGTTTAACACTGTGGGCGATGCTTGTATTCTTCAGTACCTTGGCACTGATTGGTGGGCAGTTTCGCTCCGCGGCGCAGTGCTAGCCTAACCAATGAAGACGCCGATCCTTGGCTCAACCTACGTGGCCCGCAGCGTCAACGCTGCGGACAGCCGCATGGTCAACCTGTTTCCTGAACTTGTGCCAGAGGGCGGCAACGAACCGGCGTTTCTTCAGCGAGCGCCAGGCTTGCAATTGCTTGCCACGGTCGGCAGCGGGCCTATTCGCGGGCTTTGGTCTTTTTCCAATAGCGCGGCATACGCTTTTGTTGTTTCAGGCAACACGCTCTACAAAATAACGACAAGCTGGACCGCCAACGCAATAGGCACTGTCGTCGGCAGCGGCCCAGTGTCCATGTCTGACAACGGCACACAGCTATTTATTGCGGCTAACGGCCCTAGCTACATTTACAACACCAGCACCAACGTGTTTGCCCAGATCACGGACTCTGACTTTCCCGGCGCGGTAACGGTCGGATACTTAGATGGTTACTTTGTTTTTAACGAGCCAAACAGCCAAAAAATATGGGTGACAAGTTTGCTGGACGGCTTTTCGGTTGACCCGCTTGACTTCGCCAGCGCTGAAGGCTCACCTGACGGGCTTGTGGCGTTGATTGTGGATCACCGCGAAGTTTGGTTGTTCGGCACCAATTCGGTGGAGGTCTGGTACGACGCCGGCACCGCAGATTTCCCGCTTCAGCGCATCCAAGGCGCGTTTAACGAACTAGGTTGCGCCGCCGCGTATTCCGTTGCCAAGCTGGACAACGGTTTGTTCTGGCTTGGCTCCGACGCTCGCGGGCGCGGTATTGTGTACCGCGCCAACGGCTACGCAGGGACGCGCATCTCAACTCACGCCGTTGAGTGGCAAATCCAGCAATACGGCGACATTTCGGACGCCGTAGGCTATACATACCAGCAGGACGGACATTCATTCTATGTGTTGATTTTTCCCTCCGCCAACACAACTTGGGTGTACGACGTGGCCACGCAAGCCTGGCACGAGCGCGCCGGCTGGACTAACGGCGAGTTTACGCGCCACCGCAGCAACTGCCAGATGTCGTTTAATAACGAAATTGTGGTTGGTGATTTTGAGAACGGCAACATCTACTCTTTTGACCTGGATGTTTACGCCGACAACGGGCAAATTCAACGATGGCTGCGGTCTTGGCGGGCAATACCAACCAGCCAAAACACGCTCCTCCGCACAACGCAACACACCTTGCAGCTTGATTGCGAAACAGGCGTGGGGCTAAACCTATACCCCGCATACGACGCGCAAGATTTAACGGCAGAAGACGGCAAGATATTGATAGCTGAATATGTCCAAAACGACATAACTACCGAGTCCGGCGTTGAGTTGACTACGGAAGCCAACGATGGGTTTGAATTTATTGTGGACACGCCCGACTATCCTATTCCGTTTGTGCCCCCAATGTATCTGACCACAACCAGTTACCCGGCTGCGCCCGGCTATAATCCTCAAGTCATGTTGCGATGGTCAGACGACGGCGGTCACACGTGGTCAAACGAGCATTGGACTTCTATTGGCAAAATAGGCAATTTTGGTAAGCGCGCTTTTTGGCGCCGGCTGGGCATGACTATGAAAATCCGCGACCGCGTGTACGAGGTGTCCGGCACCGATCCAGTAAAGATTGCCATCATGGGCGCGGAACTGAGGGCCAGCCCGACCAATGCCTAGCTCCCTAAGCATCACAAACATCCCCGCGCCGCGCGTCCCCCTTATCGACGACCGCACGGGGTTAATGTCGCGGGAGTGGTACAGGTTTTTTCTCAACCTGTTTAACCTAACAGGCGACGGCAACAACCCAACCAGTTTGGAAGATTTACAGTTGGGACCGGCGTTTGAATTTACGCCAGATATGTTTGCTGCAGACAATCTATCCCCCGACGCTAATTCATCCTTAACCACCCTTTCAATGTCGGTAAGTGACCTCGGGCAAAGCCTTCAAACGCTTCCCGTAGATTTTGGCGGTACGGTGTCTAGCGTCGCGCAGACCTTCACGGGGGGCTTAATATCCGTTGGCGGTTCGCCAATCACCACGTCAGGCACCTTGGCGCTCACAGTTGCAGGAACGCCGGGCGGCGTACCGTACTTTACGTCGGCTAGCACCTGGGCGTCTTCGGCGCTTCTCGCAGCTAACGCGCTTGTGGTCGGCGGCGGGGCGGGCTTGGCGCCAGCTACCGTTACGACCGGCGCAAATGTCGTCACGGCTCTTGGTGTGGCTGTCGGCACGGCAGGATCGTTTGTTGTCAACGGCGGCGCTTTAGGAACACCATCCAGCGGCACCGTCACCAACCTGACGGGCACAGCCTCCATCAACATCAACGGCACCGTGGGCGCTACAACGGCAAACACGGGCGCGTTTACGTCGCTGTCATACACCACCACGCTGACGGGCGGCACAGGTATCGTCAATCTGGGTAGCGGGCAGTTCTATAAAGACGCTTCGGGTAATGTCGGGATTGGGACGAGTTCGCCCGTTCAGTTGCTAGATGTAAATGGTACGATCAGAGCGCGCGCAAATGGTGCCGAAGGCGGGCAGATAGAGTTTAATAACCCAGATAATGCTTCTCAAGGCGCTGTCCTGGATGTTAGTACCGCGGAAGTTACTCGTTGGTTTACTGTAAGAAACAACTCAACACATCAAATAGGGCAACTTGTTGGTACTGGCGGCACAATCTCACTTTACACAGCAGCCGCCGAGCGCTTCCGCATTGACTCCAGCGGTAACACACTTAACGTCGGCGCAGGCGGTCTAGGCTACGGCACAGGCTCAGGCGGCGCGGTCACGCAGATCACCAGCCGAACGACGGGCGTCACGCTTAACAAGACCAACGGCGCGGTCACCATGTTTTCGGCAGCGGGTTCTGCGGCGGCGGCGACCTTTACCGTGACAAACTCGACCGTGGCGGCAACGGATACAATCATCCTGTCGGTCAAGTCCTCGACCAACGTCTATTTGACGTTTGTTACGGCGGTCGCCGCAGGTAGCTTTAACGTCACTTTCCAAACCACAGGCGGTATTGCTGTTGACGCGCCCGTGATTAATTTCGCTGTAATCAAGGCTGTCGTCGCCTAGTTTTATCTCTAGGCGTTCTATGCTACAAAACACGCGTTAACGCTAAGGAACAGGAGCCTACTATGACCGTTACCGTAACCGTCCTGATCCCGGCCAAGACCGCCGAAGCCGCGCAGACGACGCAATACACCTCGACCGGGGTGACGACGATCATCGACAAGTTCACCGCGACCAATTACAGCGCCTCTGCGGCAACGATCAGCGTCAATCTGGTAACGGCGGCGGGGGCAGCGGGCAACGACAACCTGATCGTCAAGACCAAGACCCTACAGGCCGGGGAGACGTACACATTCCCCGAAATTGTGGGGCAAGTGCTGGCCCCTAGCGGGTTTATCTCCACCATCGCCGGCACCGCGTCGGCGATCAACATCCGCGCCAGCGGGCGCCAGGTGACGCAGTGACCATAACGATCCGCCGCCCTGAATACGCCGACCTAGGCCGGTACACCGAACTGGCCGTTGAGTTTATTGCGGCGGCGCCGATCAGCAAACTTGTAGATATCACACCTGACAACGTGGCAGACTTTTTGGTCCGCGCCATCGACAACCCCGATGTAGGCATGTGGATGGCCGTCAAAGACGGCGTTATTGTAGGCATCTGCGGGGCGCTGCGGTATCCCCTGTACTTCGGGCCGCAGCACATTATTGTGCAGGAGTTGTGGTGGTGGCTGACCCCTGACGCGCGCGGCAGCGGCGCAGGGCAGGCGCTGTACAAGACGCTGGAAGATTGGGCCAAAGAAAATGGCGCAGCGGCGATCTTTATGATTGCGTTGGACGACGATAGGGTGGAAAAAACCAGTAAGTTCTACGCGCGCGCCGGGTACAAACCTTTGGAGCGCACGTTTGCGAAAGGGGCCGGGTCATGGCTGTAGCAACTTCAACGGCGATTCTTGGCGCCGCCGCTCTTAGCGCGGGGGTAGGTCTTTACGGCGCCAGTCAAGCCTCCAAAGCACAAAAGTCTGCGGCTAACGCCGCCACCGACGCGCAATCAGCAATGTTTGAGCGGCAAGTTGAACTGCAAGAGCCGTTTCGCCAAGCCGGTCTGACCGCGCAAAACCGCATTTTAACGCTGCTGGGTTTAGGTGAATACCCTACCGACGCGGATTTTGGTAAATACGCCGGCGATTTCAGCATGGCGGATTTCGAGGCCGATCCCGGCTACGGGTTTCGTATGAGCGAGGGCATGAAAGCCATTGAACGGTCGGCGGCGGCGCGCGGCGGTCTGTTGTCTGGCGCTACGTTGAAAGGGGCCCAACGGTTTGGGCAGGGTTTGGCGTCGGAAGAGTATACGAACGCTTTTAACCGCTATCAGACCAATCGTTCAAATCAACTTAACCCGCTGCAAAGCCTTATGGGCGGCGGCCAAACCAGCACCAATATGTTGTCCAACGCTGCGGGGCAGGCGGGGCAAGGTATGGCAAACTCCATGTTGGCAGGCGGCGCCGCCCGCGCGTCGGGCTACACTGGCATGGCCAGCGCGCTGAACCAGGGCCTTAGCACGGGCGCCAATCTGTACATGCAATATCCGCTGTACCAAGCAATGGGCAATTATTACGGTCGCCCTAGGGGTACTGTTGGCGGCCCCGGCGATACGTTCCAAAGTTAAGGAGACGGACCTATGGTAGATTACGCTATCGCGAACCAAATCCGTCCCTTCCAACTGCCTGACATCGCCGGCATCGCGGGCGCCATGCAGGGGTTGGAACTGAACCGTATGCGGTCGCAGCAGCTTCAAGCCGCCGAGCAGGAACGCAACGCGCTGCGCGGTCTTATGGCCGACCCAAACTTTGATATTTCTTCACCTGAAGCCTCGCGCCGCATCTTGCAGGTGGCCCCGACCATCGGAGGCCCGGCGTATAACGCCGCCCTTTCAGGACGCCGCGAACTACGCCAAAGCGAAACGGCTGCGGCAGAGGCAACACTGAAAAATTTTGAGTTAAGCCGCGAAAGTTTGCGTGGTATTTCGGCGCTCCCTGAAGGCGACCGTCAGGCCGCTTGGGAGGCTTGGCGCGCGCGGACTGAAGCTACTGTGCCGGGCACTCGCGGGTTTATCCCGCCCGCGTATTCAGACGAGGCTTTTGCGGCGATGATTTCTAAAGCCGACGAAATTGCCAAAAACCTGACTGAGCGGCCGACAGCACTTGTTGGCCCCGGCAACGTCCCCGTGTTTGCTGACCGTCGTACCCGCACGTTCCAAATGGGCACAGAAGTCCCCGGCGGTGCCGCTCCTCCTGCCGCTGCTCCGCCCGGCCCCCGCGCCGAAGGGCCTGCGATGACGCCGGGCCAAACAGCCGCGGCGGACTTCCTGCGCCGCCGCGAAGGGTTCCGCGATACGCCGTATTACGACGTAAACGCCTTTCGCGCCGGCTACGGCAGCGACACCGCGACGCTGGCCGATGGTAGGGTCGTGCCCGTGAGCCAAAATATGACGGTCAGCCGCGAAGACGCCGAGCGCGATCTAACCCGGCGCATCCCGCAGTTTGAACAACGTGTTATTGCGGCGGTGGGCCAAGAACAATACGCGGCGCTGCCACCCAACGC